CCCATCCACCACCATTCTTTATGTTTACTATTATCAGACTCTATTGCTGGACCATCTATACGATGTCTTAAACCATTATACCACCATTCTTCAAAACCATCATAAGGTGCATAAAACTGTTTTACTGCTGGACCATCTATACGATGTAACTGACCTTTATCATTTCTATATTCTATCATATTATATCCTTTGTGTAGAATAAATTTACCCTCTCAGATTTACTGAGAGGTCATTTAAGACGCTTTCATAGTCAATATATATCATATTATCCTTTTATTACAGCTAAAGGTTTAAGTTCAACCACTATATCAACAAGATCTTCTTGATTTTTCATAACAACTGAAATATCTTTATATGCACTTGGAGCTTCATCTAAATCTTTTTTATTTCTAATAGAATGAATAACACCTATATCATCTAACATACGTTGTTCATCTTCAAGATTTAACATTTTTCGAGCTTGTTTACGACCCATCATACGACCAGCTCCATGAGAACATGACATAAAACTTTCTTTATTACCTTTACCACTAACAATATAACTTGATGTGCCTTGTGAGCCTGGTATAATACCTTGTTCACCCAAACGAGCACTTGTAGCTCCTTTACGGTGAATCATTACATTAGTATTAAAATGATTTTCCATAACAGCATAATTATGTGCTATATTTATAAAGTTGTCAAATTTTATATCATCTATAATATTAACAAATGCTTCTTTAACTCTATTCATCATAAATTTTCTATTAGCTAATGCAAAATCAACACAACAACGCATTTCAGTTAAATAATTTTGACCTTCTTCTGAATTAATTGGAAGAAAAGCTAATTGATGCTCTTTAGGTACAGAAGAACACCATACACTATTTAATTTAATAGCTAATTTATTGTAATGATCAGCAACCTTATATCCTATGTTACGACTACCAGAGTGTATCATAATCCATACTCTACCATCATCACCTTTTTGTATTTCAATAAAATGATTACCTCCACCTAATGTTCCAATTTGTTTTAAAGATGAATTATATTCATTTTCAATAACTGACCAACCCGAAAGTTTTTCATTATCAACATCATTTAACCATTCATCTTGTTCTTTATTTTGATGATTAAATCCTACAGGAACAGATATTCTCATACCATCCATAATTTTTAAAATATCTTCATGATTTATATAAGTCAATGATGTTCTTAAAGCACACATGCCGCATCCAATATCACATTAATTCATATATTTCTATATGGAATGGACTATACCATCACTTGAATCATTGATGTAATAGCATCTATTCAAGGCTCGCCGTATTATTATTTTTAAATAATCTGTATCCTTACCTATTAATATGATACAAGTCTCTGAACCATTTGAACATGTTTCCATGAACTCTGGCTGCTGATTGTCTTATCATTTCTGACTTAGAGTTCCAGCAATTGAGCGAGTTTTACAGGGGCCGATTAATTAACCCCTACTGCATTTGGCACAACAACATCTTTAGTTGCCATAACACCGCCTATAGGCATACCGTATCCTTGATGCGAATCTGGCATTATAGCGATATGTTTAAATGCAAAAGGAAGATTGGCAAGATTTTTTGCTTGGTCTAAAGCACCATCTTCAATGTCATCCAACCATAATTTTATTGGTATTTTTTCTGTTGATATTACTTTATTCATAATATATCCTTTTATTTCTCTGTTGCCGGTCCACATATTTTAGAATTTAAATCTTCTATTAATGAAAGAACACTTGCTGGTTGTCTGTACCAAAATTCATAATCAAAATCTTTATATCCGTATTTTTTAGAAATTTTAACAATACGTTTAGTTTTTTCTTTCCAAAAATTTATATTATAATCTACTGGATTTTTATATCTATCTATAGTCTTATTCATTTTTTCCTTTCTTAATATGACCTGTTCTTATAAAGTACTATATATTTTATATCATGTCAAGATATATTATACAACAACATAATAAGGCATACCGCCCGGCAAATGTGGCCACATATAACGTGAAAAGGGGCATTTAACTTTATCACATGCTGTACCGAGTGAAAAAAGTTGATCCATTACAGAATGAAGCCCTGTCCATTGATTACCATTCATATCATCACAAGCTTTTAAAAAAGACATTCCACCACCACTATCAGATTGAAATTCTTTAGGTAATTGTGAAAGCATAGAAGAAATATCTTTTTTATGTGACTCTAATCTCTGTCTATGAAAACTAAAATGACATGTAATACCATCAGCTATAACAGAATCAGAAGTATCTTCATCATTTTTAAACAAACAATCCATAAATATCGTATCTACATTTTTTGCTGTAAGCTTCATATTAGTCCTTTCTTAAATAGTTATAATCATATCTTTTTTAAATTCCGGATTTTCTGAATGGTTTTTATACCCTCTTGGATTACATACAACCCTTGTATCATGTATTATATAATCACATGAATTATGAAGATGTCCATGACACCATAGATCAATATTATTTTCTTTTATCATATCTTCTAAATCAATAACAAATGATGCTGTCAATATATCATTTTTATATATTGGCAATGAAGATTTAAGACTTGGTGCTGTATGTGTTATAACAACAACTTTTTTATTACCTGTATTTTTTAACTCTCGCTTTAAAAAATCTGTTGATTTTTTATTTAAAGTTAATAAATCATTTGCATTAATCAATTTTTCTTTATGTCTATCTTCTGTCATAATTTTAATGTAATTATAATCATTCATGGCAATTTCAGAATAATGCATTGCTGTTTCTTGATTATCATATAACATAAAATCGGTCCACATGGTACAACCTAAAAATACAGTATCATCAATATCAAGTCTATCATTATCTAAGACTGTAATATTATTAGATTTTATTGATCTTTCTTTAAATTCTTTTAATAAATCTGTCATGTTATTATAATAATACTCATGATTGCCTGGTACAAAAATAACTTTTTTATTTTTGAATTTATTTTCAATCCACTTATATGAAGAAATACCAACACTTATATCACCTGCTAAGATAACTATATCAGAATCAATATATGGTACTTTCATATCACCAAATTCAGTATGTAAGTCATTTAATATATGTAGATTCATTATTCATCCCAATTATATCCATTTAATTCAGACATTGCTTTTATTTCATCAATTGTTTTTCCCTCACCTGTATCACCATATATAATAATATTCATTTTTATCCTATTTTATATTTAAAAGTTCTGGTCTGGGATGTTGGCGTCGAACCAACCTGACCGCACTTCCAGGGCGCAGTCCGCACCTCGCTGTATCCCAGATAATTATATTCATTTTTATCCTTTTAATATTAAGAGCTCTGGTGGCAGGACTCGAACCTGCATTCTTCGGTTTAACAGATATTTTTTTTAAAAACGCTTATAATGATATTCTTTGAGTTTGTATTATATATCAATTGTTTCTTCTTTATTTACTAAAGCATTAATTCTTTTTTTAATTTTAATATTCTTGTTCTTACACAATGATCACTAACATTTAATTCTTTAGCAGTTCCAACATATGTACCATGTTTTTTATATATTTTCATTATATCTATTTTATCCCAATCAACATTATATCTAATTTTAGCGCCACAACTTAAAGAACATGTTTTATTAGTTATTAATTTATCTTTACCACATATAGGGCATTTATCAATCATTATTTTTTTTATTTTATAGTCTACAAAATCTTCATTAAATAATGTTGGATTTTCTGGGATTTCAGCATTATTATAATGAATTAATCTATGACAATTAGAACATACCATTATACATTTTCTTAATTCTTTAACTATTCTTTTCCATGATATACAATTTGCTCTAATAGCACCCATAGAAAATAATTTTTCTTTTGGATTTAAATGATGAAAATCAAAAACTTCTGATGGATATTCTTTTTTACATATACAACATTCATTATTAAATGATTTAACCATTCTTTCTTTTGTAATTTTACGCCATTTTTTTACATTTTCCGATTTATTCATTTTCGATCCTCCATATAAATAATTAACTTTCTTTATAATTATTTATATAAAAGTTCGTAAAATTATATTTTTGGCTCCAGCGGTTGGATTCGAACCAACGGTGAGACATTAAAGTCTGACGGGTTAACAGCCCGTTCCCTGCTGCCGCTCGGGTACACTGGAATATTTCTTATTGTTCTTATAAAGTATCATATATAAAATATTATGTCAAGACTAATTTATAATGTATGCTTAGCCAATTAAGCTACACCAGAATATTTCTTATTGTTTTTATAAAGTATCATATATTTTGTACTATGTCAAGAACAAAATATTTGTAATAATATTAAATAATTATGGTAGGGGGGATGC